GTAGTTGCTGGTGAAGAAGCATTGTCACCATTCAAGATCGCTGTTGCATACTCTGCTGGCGCTCGCGGTGCTGATAACGCTGCCACTACACAAACTGCCGCCCAAGGTTACGCTGGTTCGCCAACTGCTACCATGGAAGGTAACGGTGGTCGTCAGATCTCTGTACAGATCTTGAAACAAGCTGTTGAAGCCAAGACTCGCAAATTGCAAGCTCGTTGGACTTTTGAAGCTGCTCAAGACGCACAAGCCATGCATGGTATCGACGTTGAAGCAGAAATTATGGCTGCTTTGGCACAAGAAATTACTGCTGAAATTGACCAAGAGATCCTATTGAGCTTGCGCTCATTGGCTCAGACTGAGTTCACATACAACCAGGCTACCGTTTCAGGTACAGCTACATTCGTTGGTGACGAGCATGCCGCATTGGCAGTTCTAGTTAACCGTGTTGCTAACTTGATCGCTCAACGCACACGTCGTGGCGCAGGTAACTGGGCTGTTGTTTCTCCAGCATCTTTGACAGTATTGCAATCTGCTACAACTAGCGCATTTGCACGTACTACAGAAGGTACATTTGAAGCTCCTACAAACACCAAGTTTGTTGGTACATTGAACGGCGCTATGCGTGTGTTCGTTGACTCTTATGCATCTGACTCAACACCTGTGTTGGTTGGTTACAAAGGTTCAAGCGAAGCTGACGCAGCCGCTTTCTACTGCCCATACATTCCTTTGATGAGCAGTGGTGTTGTACTTGATCCAACTACATTTGAACCAGTCGTGTCATTTATGACTCGTTATGGTTACATTGAGTTGACAAACACTGCATCTTCATTCGGTAACGCCGGTGACTATGTTGGTGAGATCGCTGTATCTAACTTGTCTTTCTCTTAATCAGAGATTGTACCAAACAAGAACCCGCTTCGGCGGGTTTTTTGTTGGATTAAATACATTATGCCCAATACATTTTATACTCCACCAGGATACTCTGGTTCGGCGCAGTTAACTGCATCAACTGGACTTAACATCAATGCCCAGGGTCGTTGGCGATTTAGTCAACAAGGTTATAATGATAGAATTACTTTTGGATTAAGCCTTGGTTGGCCAGACACAGCATATAACGGTGAATTTGATTATGGATCACCAGGTGCACAAGTTAAACCACTGAGTGGAGGACTATTAAGTTTGTCAGCAACAAACTGGACTATTCCAGTAATTGGCAACACTTTACAAAGCTACACAGATCCAGACACATTAATAACATATCCAGCAACTCAATGTCGAATTCAAATACAGGGACAATGGCAGGTTACTCGTCAACAAAATAGCAACAGCTATAACAGCTTTGGTGTAATCTATGATGGATTAACTGAGACTGATCTGGGCAGTAGAATATCAAAGCCCAATTTGTTATCTTACAATACAACTTACGCAACATATACAATTCAAGGTGCAGACGTCACTGGAGGCGCAATAGATACGTTTTCGGGGCATGAATTTTTTTGTCGTGTCACTGAAGCTACATCTAGCAAAAACAGCAACAATGAATTTCAAAGCAATACTGTAACCTCTCCAGTATTTGCTTACACTTACAGCATGAGTTGGGAAATACTTTAAATTTTGTAAAGTCGAAGATGTTGATTAAGTTTGGTTAACACTGAATCCCAGTTATCCATGCTATCTTGTCTGAACAACACTGCTGATGGATACCACCTGGTGGTGTTTTTGTCTATTAACCATCTCCAATCAACTGCATAGTTGTTCAGCATAATCCATACCGGCTTAGATAGTGCACCTGCTAGATGCGCAGTTACAGTATCAACTGAAATTACCAAATCTAAATGATGCATTAACGCAGCCGTGTCGGCAAAGTTTTTGGTTGACCCAGGATATACTTGTACTCCGGCAGCAACTAACTTGGTGGTCTCTTCGTCAGTTGCATCAGCTTGTAAATTTATCCATTCATGTTCAGGATGCTGTTCAATTAATTTTAGTATGTATTCAAACGGCATGCCTTTGTGACCATTCAACCAGGAGTCTCTGCGTCCACTCCACCCAAATCCCACTCGAATTTTTTTCTTTGCACCTAATATCTTTGCCCACTCGGCCACTCGGCCAGCCTCGGCTCCAAGATAACCCAGTATCTTTGGCAGGGTTTCTAATGTTATTCCCAGTCGACCAGGCAAGCTCATAATAGGAACCCAATAATCAAACTCGCCAGGATCCTCATCATATCCTCCTACCCAACTCAACAGATTAGATTGATTCAACAATGGAATCAATGGTTCAGTGACTTGTAATTTCACTGTCGCACCGGCAGCATGTAAATTAAAAATAAATCTTACAAATTGTACATTGTCACCGTGCCCTTGTTCGCCAACAACTAAAATAGTTTTGCCTTTGAGATCTTCACCACGCCACTGTGGCTGAGTAAATTTAGGTAAAGTTCCTGCTAAATGCTCGTAGTTCCATCGACTTTCATAGAGTTGCCAACCACGTTGCAAGTTGCCACTGAGTAAATTTGCTATAGCCAAATTAAATTGCGCTGTGACATAAGTTGGTGCTAGTTTAACAGCATATTCTAAAAAAGGAATTGCGCCTTCGGGGTCTCCAACTTCGCGCAATACATTGCCATAGTTGTTGAATGCCGCTGGATTTTTTCGATCCAGGGTAAATGCTTGTGCATAACAAGCAAGTGCTTGTTCGGGTTGGCGTAATCCGCGTAGTTCGTTGCCTTGGTCTATTAGTTCGTTTGCAGTCATGCTAATATTTACAGACTTTACTGTGCGGCAAAATATTTGTTTGACAATAAATACATGTCAACGCAATTCTGTGTTTTATGCTGATGATTAAACCCAACAGCGTAGCGGCTAGAACCCGCATCGGACTTCTTTAAGGAGAAAACAAAATGGGTCGTCCTCTAAAAATTAAAAAAACAACAACCAAAGATATTGGTTTCAACAGCTTTGATCAGCTAGAAAACCCAGTGTATCCGGCAACTCTTAATACCACACAGTTTTTAGGTGTAGTTGGCGGAGCAAATGCAATCGGTGGCAGTAGTGTAGCTACCAGTACCAACCCCGTGGTACGTGTGCAAGTTTATATTGCCGAAGATTCAGAAGAACGAGCTGGATTTATTATCACACAAAAAGGAGCCACCAAATATTTGGTAGCTGCCAATGTGGCAGTAGCCGACGAAGATTTAGTTGTGGGCAATAGTTATATTATTGCAACCGTGGGCTCAACCAACTGGACTCAATGCGGTGCATCAAAATCCACACCTGGTGCCGGTGATATATTTACAGCCACTGCTGCTGGATCAGGCACCGGGACTGCATTCCTGGTTGGAGTATGCACATTGGCCAACGAGGCCACAGCATCATTAACTTCAGGTAACATGAACATTGCAATGTTTAATGGTGACAGCACTGACATTTTAATCAGCAAGCTCACCAACAAGTATGCGCAAGACTATTCAACTCCACCTGTGCGATATCTAACCAACTTCTTCACAGATGAGGGAACAGAAATCAAATCTGGCACCACTGGCACAACAGTACCGTTGGCTATTGTAGAAAACTACACAAGCTAATCAAAATTACACTAGCCTGCAACCTTCCTGGTACATACTAGGGAGGTTTTTTATGACAGCATTTGTGTTAGGCAACGGAGTAAGTAGAAACTCAATATCAATAGATCAACTGTTGAAATTGGGTCCTGTCTATGGGTGCAACGGATTATATCGTAATCACACAGTCACAGCCTTGGTGGCAACAGATAAACCAATTGCTCAGGCAATTCAACAGTCGGGTTACAGCACCAACAACAGATTTTATACTCGACGTCCATTGCCAGGGTTGGGTGCACAGGTAGTTCCAAAAAAGTATTTTGGGTTTAGTTCTGGCCCCATTGCTACTGCAATTGCCGCAGAAGATCGCCAGCCTGTGATTTATTTGTTGGGATTTGACATGGGCCCAGACACGGATGGCAAATTTAACAATCTCTACGCTGATACTGAGTTTTACAAAACAACTGGAGCACACCCAACCTACACTGGTAACTGGATAAAACAACTGGTACAAGTGGTGCAAGACTTCCCAAAGCAACAATTTATTCGGGTCAAGGGCGAAACCACAGCAGATATACAAGAGCTTAATAATTTGCCAAACTTGAAACATTTGCCGCTTGCAACCTTCCTACAACGAATAAATACTGGAAAGGATTTATAAATGTCTACCACCAAGAGAATCACCGGCGATTACAATATCATTAGCTTAAACCCCTCTGACGGCGACAATGTTAATATCACCACGCATACTGTAAACGTTACTGGAAACTTATCAGTTCAAGGAAATCTTACCTACATTGATGTAACCAAGCTTGAGGTAGGGGATCCGTTTATCACAGTTGCTGCCAACAACACTGGTACAATAGGTACCGCAACGTACCAACAACAGGGTTTGGTAACTCAAACATCTAATTCTACCTATGCTGGATTGAGATTTAATAATTCTACATTAGAATGGGAAATCTCTCCAGCAGTTGACAGTAACGGGGCACCACTTACAGCGTATCAAGCTATTGGTACCTCAGTTGCTGGATCAGTTGCTGGCCCCAACGCCAGCATTCAATTTCATGATTCAGGTAATGTGTTTGGTGGCAATGCATCGCTGACATATGATTTGGCCAATAGTCAATTAAGAATTCGTGGATCTCAACTGTTTGGTAATATTGGAACAACCCCGGCAGCTTTAGCAAATTCAGTGACAGTCTACAGTAAGGCACAGGGCTCGGGCGGCACTGGGTTGTATGTTATAAGCCCCACAGTCGATGACGAGCTGGTCAGCAAAAGCGCCGCCATAGTTTTTTCAATAATATTTTAAGGAATCAAGATGACAATTGCAACATCTAATGTCTCAACAACTACTAGTCCAATATACACAAGTTCAGGGAACACCGCTATAACTTGGCTAAGTCTTGCTAACTACGGAGTTAGTAATGTCACTGCCAATGTGCACGTAGTGCCCAGTGGGGAAACAGCCAACAGTGTTAATACAATATTGGCAAGTATTCAAATTAATACACTTGACACCTATCAATTGTATTCTGGCGCAGAAAAATTGTTACTTGGCAATGGCGACACAGTTCAGGTCAACGCCAGTGCTAATTCTGCAATTGGTGCAGTTACTAGTTACACAACAATCTAATGGGCTACTACGTTAAAAACCGACAATTACAGTCGGGATCATCGGGAGTTGTGTTACCAGCTGGTAGTTCAGCAGTGCGACCATTAGCACCTAGTTTTGGTCTTATTCGTTACAACACTGATTTAGCAAATATTGAATTTTTTAATGGTACGGAGTATTTACCCTTGGCGTCATCTGGTGCTCTCAGTTATACAATTGATAGCTTTACCGGTGACGGCAGTACTGTACAATTTACAATGTCTATACAAGAAAGCTCAGCAGCTCAAATTATGGTTTTTGTGGGATCAATTTATCAAGATTCTACTTCAGCTTACACTGTTAACGGTGGCTACGATATTACATTTACATCAGCCCCACCAAGCGGTGAGCCAATCTCAGTAATACACAGCTCTACCTAGTCATAAATATCCAAGCAAAGGTATTAGATGGCTATTAATCGTATTTCCGGTAATATTTTACAGGACAATTTAGTTCGTGGCGCCAACCTGGCCATTCAAGGCAACTTATTTTTTGTAGACGTTGTCAACACTCGCCTTGGCGTAAACACTAGTTCAACCACAGCCACATTGACCGTTGCTGGCAATGCTGCCATTTCTACAACTCTTAACGTAAGCGGAAACGCCACTGTTGGTAATTTGCAAACGTCTGGGTTATTGACTGCAACTGGTGGATTAATTGCAACTGGTAATGTCAC